CCGTCTTCTAATAAAGTATTAGTAGCATTTTGGCTGTTGTTCCAATCGTAACTTGTACAAGTACTTGAATTAGTACTTCCTGTATTACATTCATCAAAAAATATGTAAGTATAAATATCTGAATTAGTAGGACCCTGCTCTCCAATTAGTACATCATGATTATCTATATCTAAACCACCATATCTAAATTCAAAAGTATCATTAGGATATAACCATACTTCAATACTATTATCAGTATTATTTTGATTATATTCTCTTAAGTTGTACCAACCAAATATAGTATAAAGATCGTTATTATTACTATCTAAAATATTTTTTGCTAACATCTTGGAGCCATTGTCTCTAATTAGGTCTGTCCAAAATGGAAATAGAGTGTTGGAATATTGGGGGAGGGGGTCAGGGTGATAATCAGCACAATAGTTTGCACCATTAGTAGATGTTAAACCTAAATGTAAACAACCATTAGTTGCCATTCTTGCAAATGTAAAAGTATTTCCGTAATATTCAAAATCAAAACCAAAATTAAACTTAGCAGATACTTGATCATCTCCTACCCCTAAATTAGTAGTACCTGAATGGCTTGTTAAATCATACAAATCTTGATCCGCTTCATAAATATATTGAGCCTGAACGGGGCTAGCGAAGAAGGCTCCCATAAGAGCCATCGTCGCAAACCCGAACATATATAAAATTTGTTTAATTTTCATTGTTCATACATTCAAACCACCAGTCTGTGCCTATCCATGCACGGCACCTCTCTTTAGCGGTGATTTTTCTTTGTTCTATTACTTCTTTATGTTCTTCTGAGTCCATACATATATAAGTACCTGTCTTATCTGTATAGCATAAACCTGGAATAGGTTCGAATGGGGCACAACTAGGTAACCCAAACATAACTAAAATCATTAGTGGTACTCCTATTGCATAGACTAATCCAGAGACTAGCCATTCAGGTAGATCATAAATAATTCTTTCAAAGATTGATTTTTTTGTTTTTATAAGTTTCTCCATTCTTTCTTACATGTTCCTCTTGATTTTCTTACACCTTCTTCATTTCTTTCGTTAGTGCAAATTTTTAAAAATTCTGATTTCTTATCTTTTGAATCTGGTCTTTCTTGTGGGTTTTCTCCCCATGATGCAGTAGCTTTCTTGCCAGTATCACCCATGTAAGGACACGGTGTTCCAGCCATTTCCATAGCTTGGAAAACTCGTACATCTTGACAAAGTAGTGCAACTGAAGCCACCTTCATACCCATATCATAAAGATACTTGGAAAGTTTTAATCTTTCACAATTCATATCTCTGACAGTTCTTCCACCTGATATACCAAAAACCTGTCCCTGAAAGGCACCACTTCGTCCAGTAGTACAAAGATCCTGTGAATAGGACATTATACTTGGAGCTATTGCTGATGCTGGGGGAGCTTTTTGTGTAATTTCTTGTTTGATAGTTTGTGTACTGTTAGATTCGTTAATGTTTCTATTAGTGTTATCTGATACAGAATTATTGTTATTGGTATTAGTATTATCAGTAGTGACATTTGAATCTGACTCCGATTTATTAACATTAGTATTAGTATTAGTGTTATTGCTTGTACTAGTATTAGTGTTATTATTAGTATTAGTGTTACTTGAAGTGCTATTGCTAGTACTTGTATTAACATTAGTATTAGTGTTATTGTTAGTATTATTATTTGTATTTGAACTAGTTACATTACTAGTACTTGTATTGTTTGAAGTGCTATTTACTGTTGATGTGTTTACATTAGTATTAGTACTTGTACTATTATTAGTATTATTGTTGGTACTAGTATTAGTATTTGTGTTAGTATTAGTATTAGTTCCTGTTGTAGTAGTAGTGTTTGTATTGGTGTTGGTATTAGTATTTGTCAAACCACCTGAACTAACATTATTATTTGTATTAGTCGAAGTGCTTGTAGTAGTTGTAGTATTAGTGTTATTATTTGTGTTGTTATTTGTGTTGGTATTAGTATTGGTATTCGTATTAGTATTTGTGTTAGTGTTTGTATTCGTGTTGGTGTTAGTATTCGTATTGGTATTCGTATTTGTATTAGTGGTAGTAGTAGTATTAGTAGTTTCTAATGAATTCTGCTCACAATACTGCTCTCCCGCTGTACAGTCTCCTGTCTGGTCCGCTAAGATACCGTACGACATAAATGCGAATAGGCCAGCAACAACCGCCATTCGTTTCATTGGTTTTTCTCCCGATAATTTAGACTTTCGTCCCTTGATAAATTATTTATCTTCTTTTATGAGTTTTTGTAGTAATTTTCCGTAATTACCCTGACCAAAAGGAAGGCCTGAATTGTCTTGAATATTGACTTGGGTTTTTACTGTTTGAGCTTTAGCTTTTTCCATTTCTGTTTGAGCTTTAAGCTCTTCTATTCTCATTTTATGAGCCATAGCTAATAAATCAGCCATGTCTTTATTACTGTAAATTTGAGTCTCTTCCGCTTCTTCTAGTTTCTTTTCTATCAATAAATCTAGTGTTTCTGATAATTTGAATCTATTCCTGTATCCTGTGTCTAAAAATACAGTATCAATGTACTGTTTAATTTCTCTTTTATTTAATGCTTCTGTCACTTGGTTTTCTGTTACCCCCAAGTTATCGCATACCGCTGGGATACTTCCGTGTTCGAGATAACTGTTTGCTATCTCTAGTCCTTCAGGACTCATTTTGGTTACTATATTTGTACTCATGCATATATTATACTAAAAAATGAGCAAGATGTCAAGATATATTTTCTAGTGGTATCATTATGATAAGATGATCGGCTTCTTTTTTATTCCTCAAAAAAACCAAAGTTGCGCGTGAAGGGGTGCGGAGAGCCACACAGGTAAACAGGTCAACAAACCGCCCCACCCCATAGGTATTAAAACTCAGGTATGAAAATTATAGGTATTAAAATTATAAAGAGCCGGTGTGTTACTTCACTAACACACCCGCACACCCGAAGGGCCGGTGTGTTACTATACTAACACACCACCGCACTGGTTAAAAATTGTACAGCACCCGAAGGGGCCCCAAATGAGAATGATTATCATTTAGACCTGCGACACATATTGACGCATACAGAAATTAATTTCATTTTAGGGGTTGTAATCCTCGCCCCTTCTGGTATAATCGGAGATATGAAAAACAAAGAACTACAAAAATTACTCGGATATTTATTCAAGGCTTATATTGTTTATTCAATATCAGCTGATGTGTTGGTGGTAGGTGGTATCATCTACTTAATTATTAATGGACTTTAAAAAGGAGGAAAAAATGGTTAATGAAAAAACTGTTAGACCTTCCAAGAAAATCCTTATCAGAGAGATTGCAGAAAATTCTGACCTCTTTGATTTTGGTTCTCTGGAAAGAACTAACATTCATAACCTCGTTGTCATTCGTGACATGGTTGTAAAAGCCAGAGGTTAAATGGTTAGGGGGGTGCCATTACTCACCCCCCATTTTTAAAAAGGAAAACAAATGTTAAACAAAATAATACTAACAATCGGCTCGGCTCTAACCATTGCTCTTACATCATTCGGCATATGGTCAGCAAGACAACTGGTAGAGAAAACACCTTATTGCTATGACGATGTTGCTTTCAACGCATTTAATTATGCTGATACTTATATGCTTCTTGTTGTAGGGGTAGGGGTAGGCATAGGGGTAGCCACAATCATAAGGACATTAACAGACTAATGACTACACTATACATAATGAAATGCAATAAGAAACCTTATCATAAGATAGGGGTAGCCAATAACATACACCATAGACGATATGATATAGAGACATCTATACGCAAGGAATTTGGAGATGACCATAGGCTACAGGTATTGCATACGATAGAGATACCAAATAGGCATGACGCTTATACTATCGAATGGCAAATACAACACTATCTAATGAAAGCGGGTTATCAAAAGAGGTGGCAAGGTATGGGTAAATTTAAATCTAATGGTGGCTCGGAATGGTTCTATTCCCCCAAAGGAATTAAACACCTAAAGAAATATATTGCTCTCGGATTTAAATACTTTAAATCTAATCCTGCCCCAATGCCAGAGCAATGGGAAAGGAAAAGAGACGGCTCAATATATAAAATGCCCGCCTTCCTAAAAGGAAAGAAAGCCTATCACTAAAATTTATGGCTCAATATAAATTTTGTGAATGCCCCCCAAATGAGAATGGTTCTCATTTGGGGCGCCGATTTTACCACACCCGCCCCCGCCTTGTCAAGCTTTTTCGAAAAAATAAATATCAATTATTTTCGCTTGGTCTATTGACAGACACCCCAAAATTTAGTAAAATTGGACACATGAAAAACAAAGAACTACAAAAAATACTAGGATTGCTTTTTAAAGCATATGTTATCTACTCAATCTCCGCTGACATTCTTGTTATTGGCGGAATTATTTACCTTGTAATAAGGGGTTTTTAAAATGATTTATATTTTTGATTTAGACGCAACAACGATAGACTCAAGCCACAGATTTTCTGGAAATGCTGAAGGAAAAATAGACCTTGAAAAATGGATTAAAAATTCAACTAGAGAAAACATTTTTAAAGATGAACTTTTACCCCTTGCTAAATTTATGAAAGCATTAATTAAAGCAAATAAAAATGTTTGGATTTGCACAGCTAGAAACATGAAAAAAGCGGATTTTGATTTTTTGGCTCATCATGGCTTAAACGCAAAAATTATTCTTTCTAGGAAAGAGGGCGATTTCAGAAATGACGCAGAATTAAAAACCGCAAAATTAAAAAGACTTTTCAACCTCAAACAATTTCAAGGCATGGAAAAAATCATGTTTGACGATAACAAAATCATTAGAAAAGAATTGCAAAAACTAGGAATTAAAACTTTACATAACAACGCACTTAGATTAAAATAGGAACTATGAAAAACGAAAAAAGAAAAAACCCAATCCCAACAATGCACGATATTAAAAATTCAATGTGGGGAAAGGGCAAACACTCAACAAAAAAACTTTATATAAAATAATGCAAAAATTAATAAATCAACTTCACAAAAAACTAGCAAATTTAAAAGGGCAAAAAATCGCTTTTGTTTTAGAGGGTAGAGACGCTTCAGGAAAAGGCGGTTTTGTCAAACTCTTAATTAATTATGATATTCCTTTTACATATCGCCATCAAGGAATGCCCACACAAACAAGAATGAAAAAATGGCTTTCAGATTATGAAAGAATTATGCCAAGAAAAAATGAGCTTGTTATTTTTGATAGGTCTTGGCACACTCGTTCATGGGTACACCCTGTTTATAATTATTGCACAGCTAGACAATACATTAACCACATGAGAAAGGTTAAAGCATGGGAAACCAAACAAGAGGAAAACGGAATTACAATAATTAAAAATTGGATTTCTTTAGACAAAGACAGGCAAGAGCAAATTTTAAAATTGAGAAAAATAAACAAGCCTTACAAATACAGCAAGACTGACGCACTTGCTATAAAATACTTTAATGACATTACAGACGCAAAAGAAAAAATGTTTCTAGCTTGTCCTTCTTGGAATGTTGTTAAAAAAGATACTAGCAAAGAGGAACTTTTAAAAATCTTGATAAATGGAATTGGTTAAAATTTGTACTGGTTAATTTTTAACCAATCGGCTAAATGAGAATGATTCTCATTTGGCGCGCCGATTCGGCACTGGTCAAAAATTGACCAATGGGATTTTTTGGTTTTTGGGAGGGGGGTCTTTCTGGGAGGGTTGTTTAAAATTACTACGTAATTTTAAACCACCCCCGCCCAAATGTCAAGCTTTTTTTCAACTTTTTTTCAACTTTTTTTTTCACTTTTTTCTTGACTTTTTTCTTGACTTGTGAACGCTTTTTTGCTATAATCCCTTTCATGTTGAATTCGAATGAAAAAAGACCTTCCAAAAAGGCACTTATTCGTGAGATTGCGGAGAACACCGATTTGTTCGATTTTCCTTCTCTTGAGAGAACGAACATCACAAATTTGATTGTTATTCGTGATATGGCAATTAACGCCAGAAGCTAAAATTTAGCTTTCACGAAAAAGGGACTGTCGCAGAAGCCCGAAGCGAAGAAAAAATTTTTTTGGCTCGGCTTCTGCCTGCGACAGAATGTGTCGCATGGGTTTTCGAAAAGACTTGACAAATTCGCCCGCATGGTTTAAAATACTTCCTGTATTTTAAACCAAGCCTTGAAAAGAAAAACGAGGCAAGGATAAAGGCGATTTTTTGAAACGACCTAGAGAGAAAGAGGGAAGCTATGGCGGGGAGAAAAATAGACGCAGGCGTGCCCTGCGCCAAAGTGCTAAAACTAAGTGGTAAAACTAAAGGCCTCGAGCGTAAGTGGCTAAACTAAGTGCAAAAATGAAGTGTTCCCGAAGGGAGGCGCGCAGCGCCGATTATAACATAAAAACCCTCGCTTGTCAAGGGTTTTTTTAAAATAAAAAAAAGCAACAAATGTTGCTTTTCACCTTTTCCCACAGTTATTACAACATCTGTCGCTTTTTTCGCTTATGCTTGGCTGTTTAACCTGTCAGCCCCGCAGGGGTCGCCACATTGAGGGATAAACCTGTGGCGGGGTTCATAAAACTACACTATTAATTCGTTCACGAAGGTGAGGGCATCAATGTTAGCTCTTGCTAAAGAGTCAACGATTTTTCTGTCAACACCTTTCTCAGCGATAGCTTGAAGAAGAACTTTCTTGCTAGGGCGTTTTTGGGTTGTTATTTTTTGTTCCATATAATATATATGGGGTCGCTTTTTGAAATTTCAAGGGTGCCGCCTAAAATAATTGAAAATATGGAAAAAACCGGGGCGGGGGGGGGAAAATTGATGCTTTTTTCAAAAAATAGGGAGAAAATTGAGGCGAAAGGGGGAAAATTGAAGCGAAAGGGGAGAATTAAAGGGAAACCGAGGTAGAATGGGCATTACAAGCAGGCTTCGCCTGCGCCAGTGCGAAAACTATAAGTGCTAAAACTCAGTACAAATGTGAAAGCGTTTCGCCACGCCGCTTTCGCCTAGTCTTTTCTAAAATAACCCCTCCCCACCCGTGGTATTATACCATAGCGGGGTAGGATTTGTCAAGAAAAAACTTGGGCGGGGTTATGCGAAGATTTAGGGAGATTTCCACACACCCGCCAAGATTTTTGCGTTTTTTGCGAGATTTTCGAACGAAGTTCGACATTTCGCGTCCCGCCCCCGAGAATTCGTTTGCGTTATTTTTTTATGCTAAGTTTAAAATAGTTCTTGACTTTCTATTGCACGCCATATATAATAAAAGAATGACAAATTTACAAAAATGCAAACTACGCGACCATTGGAAAAGGTGGAATGTCCTCTATTCAATGCTAGCGTTCTTAACTGTTTGCATCTTAGCTATAGGTTGGGAAGCAACACAAGAGCTAAAAATAAAAGAGCTAGAAAAGTATTACACACCAACACAAGAATTAAAGGATATCGCATAAGATTTTTCTTGACTTTTCCTTAATAGCGTGTCATAATATAAGAATAAGAAATTAAATTAACAAGCGTGAAAACGCATCTTTAACGGAGAAAATAATGGTAGCAGAAAGAGCTAAAAATTACACAGACGAAATGGTCGAAGAAATGACCAAACTTTACACAGCTAATCCAAACAGAGAAACTGTTGACTTACTAGCTGGCAAATTCGGGAAATCCGTCAGAAGCATAATTGCGAAGCTATCTAGAGAAGGAGTTTATGTCGCACAACCAAGAGTAACCAAATCAGGTGAGCCAGTTGTTCGCAAAGCAGAACTTGTTGCTCAGATTAATGCTAAACTCGATGCAGAGTTCCCAACTTTGGTAAAGGCAAGCAAAGTAGATTTACAGAATTTAGTAAACCACCTAAGCTAAAGTCCAAAAAAGTAATCTCGCTAGGATAGAATATATCAGCACTAACTAGCGAGGAACTTTTTTAAGCAACGCAAAATAAATTATTTTAAGTGTTGCTTAAAAAATTTCTTGACTTTTTATTGATAGCGATATATAATATAATAATAGAAATTACAAAAAGAAGCATGGAAAGCCGATTACTGTACAACATAAGACATCGGATTTCTGGAGGGCTCGAAACAACTCATTCTTCGCAGTCCTCACGCTTCTAAGAGATGGCAAGTCAGGCGTTAGTAGTAAGCCTTACTAAGTAAGCAAACTAACTAGGGGCGGAGAAAAGCAACCAGCGATGGTACGATAATATCAGCTGCCCACTGCTCTTGTATTGTCCGAAAAGGCTCTTTTAAATTCAGCGGGCAAGAATAAATACTGAGTGAGCACGCAATGAGTTGCGAAACAATATAGTGCAAAGTGTATGCAATTGCTTCAACCACCGCAACGGCACTTAAAATATAGATAAGAATGTTCAAGCACGCAGTGTCCTAGTTTGTCTGCGATACCAAAGAAACTAGGCGTGATTGACCCGTAGATGCAGCGAAAACATCTCGGAGTGCGGTGAAGCACCCCACTTAGTAGTTGCTTCAGCTCTCTCTAGTGCTAGAACTATAGACGCTTCCATGAGCGAGAGAATGGAAAGCCTACCCAATTTTAAGGGTAGCAGAATGTGGAGCAGCTCCGCGGTCGGTGGAATACCGAAAAGGAAGCAGGAGCCACCATGTATCTAGGCGACCTAATATGGTACTCTAGTAGTGGAGCGAAGGTAACGAGCCTTTGCAGAGAACCTACTGGCACAAACCTGAGAGATAGGTTGGGGGGACATGGCATTGATGGGCTATACCTCATGCAGCAACGAAGGAGGGCTAATGGAAGTAGGTCGGCGGTTTAAAGGACATCGCTATAAACGGGCTCCTACGGCTCATTACTCTAGAAAAAGGCAAACAGCTTAGAAGTTATTTTTCAAACCCTGCCCAGCGGCAGGGTTTTTTTATGCCTTGCATAAAATACTTCTTGACAATTTTGTTATGGCGTGATATAATATAAACAATGAAAAAATCAACAAAAAATGCGAAGAGAAAAAATCGGAACATAGTAGCAAAATTTGCTTCAAGGTTCCAGCGTGGAAGAAGATTTCGCGACAGGAAAAAGTATTATCGCAAAAGAAAATTTATTAACAGAACAGACGAACAGGAGTAGCGGAATGACAAAATTATTATTAATTGGCACAACAGACAAACAATTAGCTGTGCTTTCAGATAGGCAAGATAGTTGGGGAAAAGCTGCCAGAAAAGAAATCAAAAGAAGAAAAGACATAGGCTTTTGGGACGGAACAAACGCAGTAGTAATCGATAGCAAGGAAGTAATTGACGCTGCATTAGACAAAAAAGAGGAGTATGTTTATGCTCCTGGCGTAAGGAGAACATAGTTGGCAAGAAGGAGAGGGAATAACCGAATGCGACAATGGCGAAGAAGAATGACTTGGTTTCACAGGGCAAGAAAAGGAGAACAGGCGGAGGAAAAACCCGAGCCTGTTCTTGCGTATTATGACCCGCATGTTAGCGATATTTTAAATGGCACATGGGAAGACGGAAGGCCAATACACTTTAACGCAAGGCAAAGCGAAACAACAAGCTATTTCGAAATAGACTTAGTAGATAAACTACAAGCGAAGAAGGATACGAATGAAAGCAAGTAGTAAAACTAAGTATAAAAACGAAGTAAAAAAATTATTTAATGAGCTATTATACATGATTATTGTTATAGTATGCTATTATAGTATAAGGAAAATAGATGGATTGGGAAGAAAACATAAGCTTAAGGGATTTAGTAGTAAAACTAAAGAACTCAGCAGAAGATACAGAGTATTTTAAAAAGCTCATATCACAGGTGGCAAATGATGAAGCATTTGCTAAATTATTAATATTTGCGCTCGAAAGTGAGTTGCAAGACAGACATTGGAGAAAAGCACATGGCAGAAATGTGGGAAAAAAGACATAAAGTAGTTGAATCAGGCAGATGGGGTCAGTCAGCTAAAACTTATGAAAAATTTAGAACGATGGCTATGGTTTCAAAAGAGGAACTAATAGCTTATTTAAACAAACATAATGCTAAGCCTAAAATGAGGGCTAAAGCATTAAAAGAACTCGCAAAGAGAGGAGTAAAACTAATATGGAAATAATTATATTACCAGCTATACTAGCAACATCGATTGTTAGTGCAATATTTGGCATAGTAATTTTAGTAATCTTAAAAGGAGTAAAGTAGTGGCAGTAGAATATACAGAACAAACATTAACTATTCCAGCTGATGTTTGTGAGATTTTAGAAAGAGAAACTCTACTAGATTGCGGCTTTGATGATTTCGGTTTAAGTTTTGAAGTAGTAAACGGCGAGTTAAAAGTTCAAGATTTGCTAGAGTATATAACAAAGGGCTATGAACCTCTGGAGCCAGAAGACGCATGGATTTTAGTGCGAAAATGGTGGGAACAAGTGCATGAGTCTAAAAAATACGAAATAGCTATAAGTAAGAAACAGAAAGAAGTAGCTAACCTACAAGAAGAAATAGCTGTTCTCGAAAAAACATCAGAAAAGAAAAAATGGAGGTTATGGTAGTGGCAAGAGAAAGAATAGAAATTAGCCAAAAGACAGGTGAAACATTAGTAGACGGGCTAACAGTAGGAAAACGAAAGTGGGTTGGAGAAGCAGTAGCTGATTTCTCACTAAGTAAAGAAATTATACTAAACGCAGCGTCTAAAGAAGAATTTGAGGAGAGAGCATTTGAAGTGATGGCAGGTATAGCTAGAAAACAAGATTTAGAGCTAGGGCCTATGTATATTGAATGGAGTCTGCCTGTGGAGGAATATCATGGCAAATAATGTAGTAAAATTTCCAAAATCTCCAAATGTAGAACAGCGTATTGAAATGAAGCAAGCTAGGTTAAGAGAAGTAGAAATCGAGAATGATTATATTAAATCGGACATAGACCTTTTAAATGTAACTCTAGCTAAAAATTTAGATGAATACGGAAAATTAGTAAAAGAACTAGCGGCTCTGTGGAAGCTAGTAGAACCAGAGAAGGAGGAAGTTGTAGATTTTGAGCCAGATTTTGAGTCTGACTTTGATTTCGACTTCGATTTTGATTTAGATTTTAACCCAGACGATAAAGGAGAAGATTAGTGGAAGAATTTGAAAAAATAGGTAAAAACGAAAGCCTAGAATATTTCGTTGATGATGCAGGTATGCTAACAATTAAGATAGATACCAGCAAGGATATTGGGCCTAGCGCTAGTGGTAAAACTACCCTAATTGCTAGCTCAAGTGGTAACGCTAAAATAAATATAGGTAATGAAATAAGTGGCGATAGAGAAGCCTTTTTGGGATTAAACCTATATTATAAGTAAATGTATGATAATGACCCGCGACTAATGCTAGTATTAGCGGCGATCTTTATTATTATAATGATAGGAGTATTATAGTGGCAGCAAACTATACAGACGAGCAAGTTGAGTATATGGTTAATAAATATACTGCACAGCCAAATAGAGATACAGTAGATGAACTTGCTCAAACATTAAATAAGAGTATAAAATCTATAATTGGCAAACTTTCGAGAGAAGGTGTGTATCAAAAAGCTATCTACAGAACTAAAACAGGCGAAATTCCAATGACTAAAGCAGAAATTATATTGGATATTGCTAAACTTTTAGATACAGAGTATAGTAGATTGGCAGGGTTAGAGAAATCCCCTAAACAAGACTTAAAACATCTACAGATGTGTGTGGGGGCTATAACATGACTATAGACCCTGAAGGCGAGTTCATGAAAGGAATGATTGAAAGAACTCTAAAAGAAGCGGAGAAAAAGATTGTGCCGACTTACTTCAGGGAAAGTAGTTTGTGTACAAAAAATAAAAAAACATTTCATGTTTTCGCTAAAGTGATTGACAAATTTGGAAAAATTCAGTATTTGTCAGCAAATAACGAAGATGAAATAGATAAGTATTGTGACGGAGGCGTATTAGGAGATGATTTAGCTGTATGTGATTATGCATACGAAATAAGTCCTTTTATGGTTTCTCGTCATTTTAAGTGGGTTGGAAAAGGGCATAACCCTTATCGCATATCATTACCACATGATTATGCAGACCCGAATAAAAAACCAATGGAGAAATGGTAGACATGAGTAGAAAATTTAATAGTAGAAAGAGAAGTTTTTTCAAAACAATGACTTGGAGAGTATTAGCAACAACAGATACATTTGTATTGAGCTTTTTTATAACAGGCAATTTAGTATTTGCAGGCTCTATAGCTAGTGTAGAAGTTTTAACAAAACTTGTTTTATACTATTGGCATGAGAGATTATGGAATGGTAGAATGGTGAAAAGGTGAAGGAACAGCTAGTTTGGACAGTTGATTATACTAATGTTCTGATTGCCGATATTGTATTCGCTATACTAGTAGTTCTCTTTTGGTTTATATGGCTAAGAAGAGATTGGATATCTCTAGGCTTCATATTATTTTATATAAGTATGGTACCTATATGGCATTATTATAGTGGAACATTTGCGGGATTAGTATAATGGTATTACCACAGCCTTCCAAGCTGAGAACAGGAGTTCGATTCTCCTATCCCGCTCCAAAACATGGTCTAATAGTGTAATGGTTAACACGCAAGCTTGTCACGCTTGAAGTCGGAGTTCAATTCTCCGTTAGACCGCCAGATTTAAAAAAGGAGAGACATGGCAAGAAAAAAAGGAAAAAAGCAAAAGGTAAATCTTATACCTGAAGGAGAAAGCAGAAGTTGTTATACATATGCTTATCCAGCTGAGAAATCAGCTAAAATGATTTCTGAGCAGAGAAAATTAAGACTAAGGAAATACAACCCCGTGAAGCGGCAGCATGAGTGGTTTGTAGAAGTAAAATTGCCGCGACATACTAAGTAGGAAAATGAAAGAAAGTAAAATTAAAAGAGACTTTAGTACAAAAGTTAGACAACCTTTTCAAGACGCTGTAGCGTTGATACTTCATATCATTGATTACCATAACTCGTTTGTAAATGACAAGTTTCATAGAAGACAAGCTAGAGTACTAAAATGGTATCTACTTGATTTAAAAGAATGGATTGTGAAAGAAGAAAGTAGAGAGAGCTTGAGAAAAGCAGTAGATGAACGAAGAAAAATTAGAGAACAGCCGCTGTGGGAAAGCACAGAGCATGATGAAAGTGATGATATTGAAGCAGCTAAGCAGCAGGAAGCTGATTATACAGATGGCTATTGGAAAAGAGAAGTGCCTAAGGAAGATGTAGAATGGAAAATATCTAAACTAGAGGGTGGAGGCTTTATTAGAAAGCCTGTAAATAAAACAACTGAGGAAGAAGTCGTAGAAATAAAGATAGGACCTGGCCTATATCAATATAAAAGAAAACCAGTAACTAAAAAAGAAATTTTAGCAGGCCCAGATAGGTTGAGAGAAACAGCAGAGAAGTATTTTAGACCTAATGAGAAGTGGGAAAAGAAATATGACTAAAGAAAAATTTGAGAAATATTTTGTCCAGTTCTTTTTTGCTAGTATAGTAATACTGGCATTAATCAATATATGGGTTATGGTAAGATGACTATTCTAGGCAGCATTTCAAGCCTGCCTTATAAAGGGCGTGCAGTAGTAAAACTAGATAATGGAAAAAGGATATCGGCTACTGCATTTCAGCTCTATCTTATACTAAACCGCAACGGGGAAGTCAATCCAAATACCTTACAGTACTTAAACTAAACCGCAACGGGGTTTAAATAATCTAGGGGAAATTTGTAAAAGTTGAATGCATACCAGCACCAAGTAGATAGGTTATAATGAGTAATTAGATATTTTCGGTTGGCAGAAGTTATACAAAAAACTTAACCGAAAAAATTGACGCAAGTGTAGTAACTTGCTTTTTGGCTTTAAATTGGATATAATTCGCTTAGCCGTTTTAATTCAAGTAGTAAAATTAGTTGCTTAGAATTGAATCAATAAAATAAACATAACCAGACATCAGCCTTCATGCCATCTCTCCTTCGGAGAGCTGTCATTCGGGTGATGCTGTTTGTTTGAGTTTTATTGGAGTTGATTAACAGCTGCTAGCCTTGTTTATTTCCAATTTATGTATATATTATACCATAATTTTAACAAAATCGCAACTAAAATTTTTGAGTAGGTCATCTTGTGAACGGTCTGTGGCCGTTTTATTTAACATAAAAAAGTGTAATTATTACTCTGGTGGTTGATAATTGCTGGATATTTTTGGGAGTTTTGGCTCAGGGCCAAGTTGATTTTTCTTTTCGAGAGCTACTGCTCTGCGCTTCGCAGCGTTCATTTTCTCTTGTCTGCGTGTTGATGGCTTTTTATAATACTGCTTATTACGATAATCTTCTAGCTTACCGCTTCTTTGCATTTTTCTTTTAAATTGCCTAAGAAGGCGGTCAAAGTTGTAGTTATCATTTCTGCGTTTTCTCATATAAGTCCGTAGGCACAAATTGCCTGATGTGTTTAGAAAGGGGATTTGCTACCCCTAGCGAGTTGTCGACTGTTACCTCTAAAAATTTGACAACCCATGCCATATCAAAGACAAAATCTTTGTCGGCGGTGTTAATTCCATTTCTCTCTAGCAAATCTAATAAAATTAGAGAGATGTCGTTCACAATTATATCCGACTTGTCTTTAGTCGTCATATAAGGTTTGGGAAAAGGTATAACCTTTCCGTTCATGATATTCTCCTATCTGCGCGTGGTATCAAAAGCCCAACCGCGCTTCCTTAAGTAGTGGACTTTAGAACGAATTGCACTAGGAGTTTTACCTAGCATAATGCTCATTTCTTCTATACTAATATCGCCATACCATTGATTCAGTAGGCGAATTTCTTTATCGCTCCATCTACTTGATTGAGATTTTTTCATACTTATATTATAACAAATTAACCTCTCAAAGTCAAGAACTATTTTTAGGTAAGTAGAAAATAAATCTTGACCTGGCGCTTCATTTTTGATATAATGTATATATTGAAAAAATTCATAGGAAAGGGCTAACCAGATTGAGCAATGAAGGAGAGCTTATGGACTTACAAACACAATGGAGTATTATTTATATCATGTTTTTGTTATTTTCGATAAATATGACTTGGATTCTAGCAAAAAGACATGGAATCTCGTCAACGATAGATTATTTACAAAAAGAAGGATTGCTTGAACTAGATGAGGACTGAAAAATAGTTCTTGACATGCTGGTTTAAATTTGATATAATAATAGAGTGAAATTTTAAAAGTTTCACATAAAGAATACGCAGAAGTGGGACTGCATAACCAAACCCACGCTTATGTCTGGCACGAGTAGGAAACAGAGCTTTCCGAGGGCGAGGTTAGGAGTACCACTTCCACCAGTGGTCGGGTTTTAGTGTACAGACTTTATTTAATAACCGAGTTGCCGAAAGGAACTCACATCAGCCGCCGTAAGGGGCTAACAGGAGAAACGAAATGACAGGTTTACAAACTGCATTAAATTTTAATGATTTCGACAAATTATTTGTCGGTTTTGATCGCTTGCACAATCAGCTAGCGAATAGGGTGACAGATTTACCCATTACTAATTATCCTAGATATAATCTAGTTGCTATAGGAGAGGAGGCTTACCGAATTGAATTGGCATTGCCAGGTTGGAAGAAACAGGACATAGAAATTAAACAACACAAAAACGAGCTTACCATAGAAGGTAAGGAAAAGCAAGAGTTGGACTCAGAAGAAGAACGCTATATTTATAAAGGGCTTAGCGGAAAAGTATTTAAAAGAGTTTTCACTCTTGGCGATTGGGTTGAAGTTCAGGACGCTGGCTTCAAAGACGGACTATTAGTAATTAACTTAGAGGTAAACACCCCTGAGGCAGAAAAACCTAAAAATATACAAATAGGTTAGAGGAGAAAGACTATGCAAACAGCATTGCGATTCTTGAATCGTTATGCAGGTTTGCGAGCGGTTCAAGAAATCTTTAAAACAAAAAAGACTGCCGAAGAGGCAGTTGAATGGAGCTTTTTTGCAGTATTAGTATTGGCAAATGTATTTATACTTTTATATCCAATACTCTACTGGTAGAAGTTTTTGAAATGACCCCGCAGCTCGATAAATTCTAAGTCTGTAGATTAAGTCTCAGTAATAAGAGAGCAACTACAGCCGACTCGGGGCATTTCTCTTTTTAGGAGATGTCATGAACAATGTTTTACAATGGGTAGCAATAATACTACTCGCAATAGGAATAGGAATTTTAATGAAATTAGGAGAAAAAGGGACAGAGATACTCAAATACTTTGAGGGTTGTAAACTTACAGCTTATCAAGATAGTGTAGGAGTATGGACTATAGGCTATGGACACACAAAAGGTGTCTATGATGGCATGACTATAACTCAAGAACAAGCAGAGCAAATGTTACTGACAGAGCTTGAAGAGTATGAAGGCTACATAGAAAACATGGTAACAGTACCACTTACACAAAATCAATTTGATGCCCTAGTAGTATGGGTATACAATCTCGGTCCAACCAATTTCAAAAACAGTACCTTACTGAAAGAACTAAACGCAGGCAACTACAACGCAGCAAGCACAGAAATAAAAAGATGGAACAAAGCAGGCGGAAAAGTACTCGCAGGTTTAGTAAAAAGAAGGGAAGCAGAGGCCAATTTATTTAATGAAACTTAAATACAAAGGCAAAATGATAGAAGTATCAAATAACTTTATAAATGATTGTGGTATGCACGCCGCTCAAAGAGGAATGACTTTAGAGGAGTACATAGCAGAAGCATTTTCAATGCTGGAAAACAAGCCAGTAACAATAATTAACGATAAAATGTTGTATCAAAGTACAGCAGGATTAAACGCAGAAGGAAAGAAAATTGGAAAAGACGATTAAAGAGATAGTAGATAAATCACATAATGCTTATAAAGGAAAATTCTGGAATAGGCATATAAAAGATTTTCAAGGTTGGGAAGCCCTTTTAAAATGGGAAAAAGACTTTGAAAGCTTTTGTAGTCGTATGTGGCTAGACCATGAGGAAGAAAATCTTTCGCCTCATGCCGCAGGAAATAGACTATCTAAACAAGAATATATGACTAAGTATGAAAGCTGGTTAGTTAAACAATTTTTATTAAAACAAACAGTAGATATATCAATCATATGAAAACACAAGACTACAAAATAACAATAACAGCTAAAGCTGATGTTACCGATAAGGCGGTAAAAGATTGGTTACCACAAGCCTTACAAGAGGGGGATTTTGGATATAAATTAACAAAAATTTATAGTACAGAAATTGAGCCCATCGACAGAAGCGATTCTAGTAATAAATATATAAACGATATTGATGCTAGTGGCTAAGATAACAGGAGAAAGATGGACGACGGCGAACCGAGTCAGTTATACAAAACTTTACTATTAGAACAAGAATACAATCCCTCACAAGCAGTAGCAGTTCTAATACAGTATTACAGAATGAGTGAGGAAGAGGCTAATTTGATATCAAGAGAATATCATTTTAGATTGGGAGAAAAAAGAAATGTCAATGCCACCAGGACAATTCAGCGGAGACATGGATAGAAATGAGGTTGAAATTGACCTTAATAAATTCATGGCTTTGTTACAAGAAAAGTCGGAATTAAAAGACAGAATACGAGAACTAGAGGATATTAGCAACGTAAATCCGTTTCAAAAATGGATATTCCTAGCACAAATGGTAGACAGTTGGAGAATATTCCCTCGAATATTTTTAAGTATTTATATGTTTTTATTATATTTTGCAACATTTTGGTTTATGGACTTACCAACACCAAGTCTAGAGCAGTCAGGCTTAATTTCAGTATTAGTCGGAGCAGGCGCAGCTTGGTTTGGACTATATGCAGGAACACACAAAGCACCAACAGCAGGACAAGATAAGAAGTGAAAGAATGGTTAGGAGTTACAATAGTAATTATAATAGCGGGAGCATTAATAGCTCTTCCGCTAATATATCCTAACCCTCACTTTCACCATTTTCATTCACCACCTCAACCATATAGCTATCCATTTAAACCATAGGTTAAAATAGTTCTTGACATAGCTTCCATATTTTAGTATAATATAATAATGAAAAAAGTTAAATTTAGATTACGAGACGATTTAACAGTTTGTTTTCCACCACATTGGTCGGAAGAAAAACAAAACATTTGGTTAGCCAAATGGCACAAATACAATAACACAACACATTAGGAGATTTAGTGACTATAGACGAAAAAGCAAGATTAGACGAGTATGGTAAATTTGTAAAATTTACAACATCTGACGAAAGTCTGCATACAGAAACATTAGTTGATAGACTAATGGACTTACATGTACATCATCAAGCAGAGTTCTCTCAACTCCTAACAGCATCTATCGGCATGCAAGCCGAATCTGGAGAATTTTCCGAGATTATCAAAAAGATAGTCTTTCAAGGAAAAGAATTTACCGAAGAAGAAAGATTTCATCTCATGCGAGAGCTTGGAGATGTGCTTTGGTATTGGGTACAAGGTTGTACAGCTCTAGGATATACACCACAACAAGTTATGGAAGAAAATATCAGAAAACTAGAAGCTAGATACCCAGAGGGCTTTGAAGTAGTTAGAAGCGAGATTAGAGCAGAAGGAGATATATGAATTTTTTAGACATATTTTTATTTCCATTCACTATATTTGAGTATATATTCTCACTTATGGCATGGTTATTTCTAGTGTCTTGGGTAATGATGACAGACTGGTACTTTGAAGTAAGCCAGACTATATCAGAAAGATACCGAGAATTAAGAAATAGAAAAAAATGAACTACGAATTTTTAAATTTAAAAACGAAAAAAATGATATACGAATTTAAAGAGGACAAGGTAATAGAGTCCTTAAAAGAGTATATTGATGCAACTTATGAAAAGCATTATGGCTCAGGAAAAATTCAAGCAACTGAAGTTATTTTTGATGCACAACATGGAGAAGGTTTCTGTATAGGAAACATTATGAAATATGCACAGAGATACGGAAAGAAAAACGGATATGATGACAGAGACTTATATAAGATAATGCATTATGCAATTATTTTAATAGGACAACGAATAAAAGCAAAAGAAGAAGATATAGAATACGATAGACAACTTAATTACGACGCAGATTAACAGGAGAGATTAATGACAAAGAGAATTAAAAGGCTAGAAAAAGACATTAGCAGAATAAAATATTCACTAGAGTTAGTGAGGACTGTAGTACCAGTCATAGTTTTATTTATGCAAGTAATAATTCTGGCACAGGTACTATAATGGCAGTCAGAGGAATAAGAAAGAAAGCAGGAGAGAAACTAGACGAGGCAAACCTTACTAGAGTATCAGCATTACTTAATCAAGATAATCCGATAACTAAAAAGGAAGCCTGTGAAATGTTAAATATAAGTTATAATACTACGAGATTGGGTAGAATATTAAATGAATTTAATGAAACAGTATCTTTCCGAGAAGTACGAAAATCTCAAAATAGAGGCAAGAAAGCTACAACTTTAGAAATTAAAGATGCTATTGAGTCTTATTTGAATGGAGAAACAATATCGGATATATCAAAACGATTATTTAGAAGCACTACCTTTGTTAAGAATATATTAGACAGAGTAGGAGTACCAGAGAAACTACCTAAAACAAAACGAAAAGGCCCCGCCTACTTACCAGATGAGTGTGTAAGTGAAAATTTTGAAGAAGGAGAAAAAGTCTGGTCAGCAAGTTATCACGCTCCAGCTGTAATTAAAAAGAAATATACTAAAGAGTACCAAAATGCAAATGCAGGTATTAAGTATGTAAACTATGAAGAAAAATATGGTTGTAGCTTATATAGTATTTGGGTAATTGAGGGCGAAACTGAATGGAGTGACCACTTTGGTTATATGACAGGAGGATTCAACGCACATCAATTAGCCTACGACTTAGGAAGTTTAAAGCACTTAGAACAATACGGCGTTAAACTTTAAGTAAAAGGAGAAGTTATGGGACTATGGACAGTCATAGTTTCTGCATATGTTAGTACTTGGATTATGATGATTTTTCGTACATGGTCTATTAGTATGTATATGATAGAAAACAAACAACCGAGTAATCTAATGATAAAACGAAGGGTTTTAGCTTTTATTATCTATGCGTTTTGTATGATACCATTAGTACCATTCATACCGCATATAGCAGTAAGTAATAAGGCTAGAAAGAATTTTTGTATCGCATATGTAAATGCAGTAACTAAGGAATAAAAATGAGAGACCAAATTAAAGACGCCCTAATAATGGGCTATCAAGGTGAAATAGCTAGAGCTAACGCAAATATAGAAGTATATATGCGAAAGTCTGTAGGTATTGGAGAGCACCCCGATATAATGGCTGCAATAGATTCTGAAATAGAAAAAGCAGCACACGCTCAAGAAAAACTTGAGTATGTCGAAAATGACCTAGAATAATGATACATTCGAAAGAACAAGTAAAACAAAAAATAAATGGGTTAAGAACCTATTTAAAAATGAATTTTGGGCAACCTTTAACTCAGGATAAAATTGACCAATGTAATCAACTTATTACTGAGATAGAGCGAGAATTTACAACAACAACAAATAAGGAGAAAAACGATGGCATGGACTGACGAAAGTAAAGCCGAAGCCGTTAGCTTATACACAGCAGAAGAACCAACTCCAGAAACAAGTATGGAGATTGTTAAAGAAATAGCTGACACTTTAGGAGAAAGCCCTAATGGTGTTAGAATGATTTTAACTAAAGCTGGTGTATATGTTAAAAAAGCTCCTGCAACTAGTTCCGCTAAATCATCAAATGGTGGTGGCGCTAGAGTAAGTAAAGCAGACTCACAGCAATCTTTAAAAGATGCTTTAAGTGATGCTGGACAGAATATTGATGATGACATTATTGATAAACTGACTGGTAAAGCTGCTGTTTATTTTGCAGGTGTTATTAACGCATTAAATAACTAAATACTTCCATTACTAAAGAAAGAGTTTTCTTAATAGTAATGGAGTATATTAGTGAAAAAAGACGAGTTTAAAGACTCAGTTAAAAACTGCGGTGACGCAGTAATAACATACAGAAGCACAAATTCTAGAAAAATCAAGTATAATGTCTGTACCCTAGACTTTGATAATAAGTATATCCAAAATAAAAAGAATAGAGCGAGAGAAGCTAATGATACAGTTCTTTTATTTTGTTGGGATACTGATTCGTATAGGCTATTAAAGCCCTCTAATGTTACGAGTGTTGTACCTTTAAGTACAATACTTAAAAACAAATGAAAATATACGAAGCCCCAGAAGTTTATGAAAAGTTAATTTATGAAAATGCTGATGGTACAGAGCAGGTTAGATTAACTATAAATGAATTTCGAGATGTAGAGTACATACATCTTAGAAAATACTACTTAGATTTTGACGGAGATTTCAAGCCTACGAAGGACGGCGTAGCCATGCCTTTAGATTTTCAAAACTCTAAAGCATTGTTCGAAGGCTTAGTCGAGATTTTATCGCTAGCAGAAAGTAAGGGTATCCTAGAAACACACTTCAAAGATATTTTAGATGAAATTTACCTCAGTTAAATTTATTTCTTGACTTTACTTTACAAATTTGTTATAATATATAAATGGAAAATGTAAAAGCATTACTAAGGCGAGCAGCAATGGCATATTATAATGGTAAACCATTTATGTCAGATGAAGAATTTGATAGACTTGCAGAGTTGCATAACTTTGAAGAAGTCGGAAGTGCTGATGGCAGATTTCCCCACACATTTCGTATGTATTCATTACAGAAAATCTTTGATAATGAATTAAACGAAAAAGACCCCTTTAAATTATATAAAAAACCCGTAATTGTTAGTCCTAAATTGGACGGCGCAGCGGTGGCTTTAACTTATTTAGAGGGAAACCTACATAAAGTTTTAACAAGAGGAGATGGAAAGAAGGGACTAGATGTTACGGATTTAGTAAAACATTTAGTACCGAATAGACACAGTTTTCATACACTTCCAAAAGTATTACAAATAACAGGGGAAATAGTCGCTCCAAAAACTATTAAGAACTCAAGAAACTATGCTGCTGGAGCACTTAATCTGAAAGATGTAGAAGAATTCCAAACTAGAGACCTTCATTTTATTGCATACAATGCAGAACCCCATTTAACTCGGAGTCATTCAGAAGCTATGTCTGTGTTAAAAAATGCCTTAGGGCTTAGCACAGTATTAGATGCAGATTGGAATGAATACCCACAAGATGGGTTAGTATTCAGAGTAGATAACTATGAAGATTTTGAGAAAATGGGGTACACTTCACGACACCCTAAAGGAGCTTATGCTCTTAAACGAAGGCAAAAAGGAGTTATAACAACCTTAGTAGATGTTCTATGGAATGTAGGAAAGTCAGGAGTAGTCGCTCCAGTAGCTATTCTAGAACCTGTAGAGATTGATGATGCTATGGTAAGTAGAGCAACTCTACATAATATGGCACATATTGAAGGGTTAGGTCTAGAGATAGGTTGTCAAGTAGAAGTAATAAGAAGTGGAGAAATAATCCCAAGAATAGTAAGGAGAGCAGATTGAACGCATATCAATTAATAGCATATACATTTTTAGTATTATTCATAGGATTCTTAATGGGATACTATGCATAGTGGCAGGTGTATATAACGAAACATATTTTCGTAATCACCCCGAAGAAATGGAAAAAGAGGGTGTATTGTACGGAATTATCTTAGTAAATAGAAAAACATTTGAAAGAGAGTGTATTAAAGTAGGAATAGCTTCAGGGAAGGACTGGAGACACATTGTAAAGCGTAGCAGAGGTTTTAAAGGATACGATATCCGTATTCAAAGAACTTGGACTGATACCCTTTACCATGTGTGGATACAAGAACAGTATTTACACGAAATTTATACACATGACAAATATGAACCAAAAATCAAGTTTGGAGGTCATACAGAGTGTTTCAAAATTGATTCGTTGATTCTCTCGGACTTCCCGAAAAATAATTCTTGACATGGCATCTCAAATTTGTTATAATATATATAGTGAAAAAATGAGAGAAGAATTGCAAACGATAAAACCCCCAACACATTGTCCTACTTGTAGTACGACATTGATTTGGGAGAAAGACCAGCTTTTTTGTAATAATCCAGCTTGTTCTGGAAAGACATCAAAAAAGATTGAACACTTTGCAAAGACACTCAAAATTAAGGGACTCGGCCCTAGAACTGTAGAGAAGTTAAAGATTACAACATTCTTTGATTTATACGAGCTGCCTCTTGAAATGATGATAGACGCACTTCAATCCGAGAAATTGGCAGTTAAACTGCACAGAGAAATTCAAGCTAGTAAGAGAGTGGACTTAGTAGACCTATTACCAGCTTTCTCGATAAAGTTAATTGGGACTACGGCTTCTCAAAAAGTATGTGAAAAGGTTAACTCGCTTTTAGAGTTGAACGAGCAAGTATGTAGTGAAGCAGGACTAGGCCCCAAAGCAACAGATAACTTACTAGATTGGTTTTACGAAGAATGGACAGACGGGTACGATAGATTACCTTTTAGTTGGAAAACTACAGTTCAAGAAAAAACAGAACAAACAAAAGGGATTGTCTGTATTACAGGAAAACTAAAAAGCTATAGAACAAAGGCAGCCGCAAAAGAAGTATTAGAAAAAATGGGCTACCTTGTCAAAAATAGTTTAACAAAAGATGTAACCATCTTAGTAAACGAAAGCGGAATTGAATCCGCAAAAACACAAGCAGCCCGAGAACGGGGTGTTCAAATAATAACAAACCTAAAAACAATTTTATAAATTACGGAGAAAAACATGGCATTACCTAAATGGACAGATGACAGAACTCAAAGTCTCACAGACTTCGTGGGTTCAGAAAGCCCAATCTCTCAAGCAACAGTTGCCGCTGCAGCTGAGCACCTAGAAACTTCTACAAGAAGTGTATCTAGCAAATTGAGAAAAATGGGATTTGATGTAGAGCTAGCATCTTCAGTATCTCACAGAACTTTTTCTGATGAGCAAGAAGCTACTCTATCACAATTCGTTACTGACAACAGCGGTCA